TAGCCGTTTTAAATAAAGGGGGGAGCTGAAAAATGGCTCCCTTAAACTTTAATCTTTTAATGTTATGAGGTGAATATTATGAAACATATAGATCTTGCTATTCTTGTGGGAACTGGCGGGCTGACTTTTTATATGCCTGCTCCATGCAGATGCACCGTAACCAAATTGGAAGTTATTTTTAGTGCTACGGTGGCAGTCGGGGACACAGTGGATATTCAAAGAGCTACAACATCTGTCAACCTGGCTACCGCAACGGTTGTAACTGCCGGTGTTAAACGTATCGGCACCAGAGATACGACAAACAAGCAACTTATCTTCGATCCTGCCAGCACTACCGAGGCAAATAAAATGCTCAAGATTGTGATATCGGCCCTTGAAGCAGATACCATTGTCGGGATTCATATCGAGCTGGATGAGTTCGCAATCGTGACGCAGTAATTCCACTAACCTTTTACCGTTAGGCGGGGGCTAGTTCCCCGCCTGATTTAAGGGAATCTCTATGGCTACAAGAGAAGAAATCGAATACGCCATTATGGAGGTTTTGGCACAGGAGAAGTTTGACTCAACAGGATTAAGGGCTCGTGTTACGCAATGTGTCCTTAGAATAGCCGCCGGCCTCAAAATGCCTAATGGCGGTATAAGTCCTCCACTGCCTGACCTTTATTCAACTGCAACAGTCGCTACAAGCACAAGCGCGGCATATAAAACCATCGGCACAACCTACCAGCGGAATCTTTTTCATGTTGCCAACGACGATGATGAGCAGATACATCCTCCTAGTGGTGGCGATTATTACTCATTCAACACGTTTCTGAAAAGAGCACAGTATAAAGACCTGAGTGAAGCGGGTGAGATTTATATGTGCTGCTTGAAAGGATCAAACCTTTATTACCAGGGCATTCCTTCGAGTTCTGAAAACCTGCTTGTCTATTTTTACAGGCTCCCCGTTGCTATGGCATCAAATTCCGCCGTTCCTGACGGTATTCCTCCGTCCTATGCTCTGGATGTTATAAAACATTGGGTACTTGCCGATTATTTTGGAGACAACATCGGCGCAGACTTAAAACAGGACGTTAAGTATCCCGACAAAGCCTTTTCCAAGCATAGATACTATATGACACGATTCTATGAAGTGATGCAGGAAATGATTGAATTTGTAGGGGCTCACGATGCAGAACCACAATTCTTTAGCACTGACAGCGAGTATGCGGAGTATGAGTTATGAATAAAAAATTACTACTGATTAAGGGCCTGATTGCCTGTTTTTTAATCGCTTGTTGGTTTCTGCCTTTCTATATATTTGCAGGCAGTCAAATTACTTCTGGTCTTACCCTAGATGATATCATAACTGCTGCACGATATAAGTTAGGGGCTGTGTCCGCAAGCGCAGTAGAAGATCCTCTCTATTCCGATACGGAGTTAATCAGGTGGGTAAATGACGGCCTGATTGATATTACGAAAAAAACCGGATGTTACCAAACGACTGAAGCGGAAAACCTTATTGCCAACACGATAGAATATGCTCTAGCAGCATATTATTATAACGTGGTTGGCGTGATCTTCACCAAATCAGACGGTAAAAAGGTAGGCTTAAAAAAGGGTAATATTTGGAGTGTTGGACAAACCCAAAGTGATTTCAAACCTGCTGCCCAAAGACAACCTGAGTTCTGGTATGAATTTGACGGTAAAATTGGTGTTTACCCTCCATTGTCCACCATATCCGGCACAACCGAGACTATCACGGCGTATCTTTCAATCATTCCAGCTAGGCTAACTAGCACTTCATCTGCAATTCCTACTCCTGCACAATTCGATAAAGCCCTCATTCTTTATGTGACAGCGCAAGGCCACAAAAAAGCAGGGAACATCAATGCTTATAAGGCTGCCATGGAAGAATATATGATGGAATTAGGTCTTGATAAAACTACGGAGTCTCAATCTGAGAAAGAACAAGAGGTTACTGAATGAAAAAGTATTTAACCATATTTTTTCTTCTGATAGTTTCTCTGATTTTTGGAGCGGCTACTACTCAAGACGATATTCAAAGCCGGAGTTATGTATTTTCCGACAAACTGAATAGGAATGTGTCATTCGCCGCCCAGAGTGGGTCAGCGGTTAAAGAAGTCTATAACATGATCCGACCTTCCCCTGGCGTGTCGGTTGGCTGGAAAACGAGAGAAGGATATACAGATCATAATACCACCACTTTGGGGGCTTATCAAATAAAATCCCTCCATCAATTTGTCAATAAAGACATTGGTACAAGGGCTTTTATAGCACAAGCCAATGATAACCTTTACTCTGCCACAAATGATCCTCCTGCTGCTGGAACAACCTTTGGTTCATCTGTTTATGCCCTAACCGCCTCTACAGGTGTAGCTTTTAGTGACCGGGTAGGTGACGATTGGGTTGGCGCGGCCAATGGAACGACACCCTGGGCCTGGAGCGGAGGGACCGCTTATCCCGATGGAGTGTTGATAGATAGGGCCGGGACTGCCACTACCTACCATAATGGATATGACAAGGTCCGGGATACCAATGCCTCCACTTATATCACATGGGCTCAGGATGCCACGGCAGATGTTTACATAGGTTTCAGAAGGCGTCTTAAAGGTCTCAATATTACCATAACCGCAGGGACCGGGAATATCGTTGCTGCAAACCTAAGCGTAAAGGCCATGAGGTCTAGCTCATGGGCAGCCGTGACTGGTATGCCTTCCGGTGATGGAACAAGAGATACTGCCACCTCAACAAAGTCTTTCAATCAATCCGGAGCAATCACATGGACAGCTTCTTCTCTTGACGAGCCTTATGTCCTTCCCGGAACGACCAGTCATTTATTCTGGTATAAATTAGAGCTGGACGCAGATGTAACAGACGGTATCAAAGTTGAGAAAATCACAGTAATCGAAGATTGCCAAGCTCAGACTAACCTATGGTCTGGGAGATATAATCAGGCTTTAGGCGTTATATTAGAAACCTCGACGGGTTATGAGAATTATACTAGCGAATGTGTTGACGGATCGGATTATTCTTACATGGATGTCGGGGGGCTCACGACCTCGTATGCCATATATGCCGGTTTCTCATATCCTGCTTTTGGAATAGGTCTCCAAATTACAGGTGATGGAGTTAATGAGGGTAATATCGATACGGCAGCTACCGCCACTGTTTCTTACTGGAACGCCGTCACTTCGGGATGGGTATCCGTAGGCGCCATTTCAGACGGGACTATGAGCGGAACCTATTCTCTTAATCATAGTGGCCTGATTCAATGGAATGGACAAGCTATCTATGAGGACAAAAGAGAGTTTGCCGATATTCCTCTTTCTCTTTACTGGTACAAAATAGCCTGGAACGTTACCCTCCCTTTAAAGATTTATATTTGGGATGTCGCTCAAACCCAAAAACCGGACACCGTTGTTCCGTTCCCTAAATATGATGGAATTATGGAATACAACGGCAGGGCGATATACTGGCCCGGGTATGTCTATAAAAGCGGCTTGGATTACAGCGAAGAAGAATACTCTTATGTTTTAAACGGACCCAGGGCCGGCAGTACAGGTAATATATTTGGACCTGGTACAGTGAACGCCGCCGCTAAACTTCATAGTTATGCTGTTATTTCCACAAAAGATCCTTACAGACTTTATCTTCTTGAAGGCAAGGTCCCGAGAAAGTTTGATGAGCTTTTACTCTCTGCAAAAGTGGGATGCCTGGCCCCTCATACAATGGTTACAATAGAGGATAATGTTAGAATATTCTCCACAGATAGGGCCGTTCATTCTGTTATATTTTTAAGCCATGATGGAGTGTATCTTACAGACGGAATGACGGTGATGAATATCAGCCAAGCCATTTCCGATCTCTTTAATGATACTGCTCCATACATCGAGATGAGCACCGCCGATGATTCCTACGCCTGGATAGACTACACGGAAAAAACTGTTCATTTCGCTGTGCCGATCAATACGACCGGAACCGGAACCCAATCAACCCTGAATAGGGAGATAGTCTATAATTACATTACAGACGAATGGTACGATCAGGTGGTGAGAGCAAACCCGGCAGCCTGCGGAATTGATCTGATTGATAGCAATAATGAGAGATTGCCATACATAGGCGATTATGCAGGGTATGTTTATAGATGTGACGGCGCAGACGATTCAGGGTCAGGAGTTACTGCTTATGTCACGACTGCTGATTTTGTTCCTGTTGCGGGACAATTAGGCGATGCTCTTAATTATCAATCAACCATTACGTCAATCAAAGCCAAAGCCAAAGCGAAATCAAGCGGAGCTATTACCCTGACATTGTACCCAGATAATAAATCTACAGGGGTTACGCCTACATCCACAATCAATATGATAAGTTCCGGCTACGGATACGCACAGGGGAGAGTCCCCGTTAATGAGTTCGGGGAGACGTTTTCAATCAAGTTTCAATCGGATAATCCTTTAGAGATATATGGATACACGATTGATTATATACCAACACACGGGACACTTACTAAGTGAGATCACTT